TAAGGTAGTTGATGATGAATTTGAGGATTTAAACAATCATTTAATCGACCCTTTAAGATATGTTTATCAATTTTTAAGAAGAGAGGGAATAATAAGAATAATTTAATATATTTGCAAATAAATAAATAGAATATGAAAAAAATAATTTTAATTTTAGCAATAGCATTAATAGGATGCTCAAAAGACGAACCAAATCAATGTTTCTGCAATAACGCAAAATATAAAAGATTTGGAGATATTTCAGGAAATTACTTTATGAAAAAAGTTGAAATTGATTGTAATACTGGACAGCCAAAAGTTTACGACCCTGAATTGATTTTTATAGGTTGTAATGATAAAAAATAAAAAAAATATTAAAAAATGTTTTGATATAAAATAAATTTGTATATTTGCAAATAATTAATGTTGTGAAACATAGATTAATATATGATAAATTTTAATTTTTCTATTGGAAGAAACCGCTTACCGAATTACGTTGAACGTGATACGACTGGCGGTTTTTTCTATTCAATTAACAATGCTTTCAAATCTTTATTTAGTAGCGGTTTTCCTGATAATGAAAAATACGAAGTAATAAAAAATAATCCTGCAGTTTTATATGTTTTTGATTTTATAGCAAAAAACTACTCTCAAATGAAAATTAACGAGTGGCAAAATGATAAATTAAAAGAAAAAAATGCAATTTATAATATTCAAGATAAACCAAATCAATGGCAGTCTTGGACTGATTTATTATATGATTATGCTTTTTACTATTGTCTAGGTAATGTTTATTTATACAAACAAGCTGCAACAATTTATTGCCTTAATCCTTTTGGAATAAAATTAACTTCAAAACAAGAAAAAGATTTTAGTAAATTATCATTTTCTAGTTACGGAGAAAATACAGCAAAAAACATAAAAAAAGGAACGTTTGAATATTATGACGGATCAAATAACAAATATCAATTAGAATTATCAAATTTACATATAATTTCTGATTTATCTAATTCAGTAAGTGGTTCATGGTTTAAAGCAAATAGCAAATTAGATGCGTTATATCAAATTGTTAAAAACACAGATTTAACCACAAAAGCAAAATACATAAACACTGAATTTACTGGAAAATTTATTGTTGCAGGGCAATCCGATCCTCAAAATATTTCAGAACTTCCAATGTCTCAAGAAGAACAACAAAGCATAAGACAAAGTGTGAGAGGTAACGAGCAAGTTATTCCAGTTAAAAGCAAAGTAGCAATTGAGAGATTTGTAAGTGACTTAAATAACTTAAAATTAGATGATAGTTTAATTGCAGATATTCATATAATTGGAATGATGTATGGTTTGTCAAAAGATGTAATAGGTATAGCATTACAAGGTAGTACATACGAAAATAAAGAAAAATCATTTGGAGCTTTTGTAGATTATACTTTGTCTCCAATAGCAAGACAAATGACTGATTTAATAGAAACTTTATTTGACAAAGAAGACTTACGAGCCAGTTGGGAAGATATGCCATTTAACCAAGTTTTTAAAACTGAAAAAGTTGCTAATCAAAAAATAGAATTAGAAAGTTTAAAAATTGCCCAAGAGTTAGGACTTGATGCGAAATTAATAACTAACAAATTAAATGAAATTTATGGAAGCTAATAAAATCATAAAAAACATAGATTTAATGCTTGATAATCCACATCTAAATAAAAAGATGCGTGAGCAACTCGAGAAAAAAAAAGATATTTTATTAAATAATAAAACAATTACAAAATGAAAAACACGTTAATAGTTTTTTTAACATCAATGATAACTATCTTATTTTTGATAGTTTTTATAGATTTTAATTTTTACTTTTTGATACCGATAATATCAATAGTAATATTTTTTATGTTTTTAATAGATATAATAATTTTAAAAATTAAAAAATGATTTATTGCAAGGAATTAAATAAAAGTTTTGAAGACAAAGAGCAAATGTTTAAAGAAATATCTTTAAATGAAACTTTGATAATTGATGCTAAAAAAACAGAAATTAAAAGCATTGACAAAGGTTTGCAAATTGTAACCAATCAAAACGAAATCGAAAAAGCATTAAATAATCAAACTGAAAAGGGTTTGAAATTTGATAATGATTATTATTATTTTGTGGTTAATTCTGCAAACATTTTAGACAGCCACAATGATATGCATGTCGAGGGCAATTGGGAGAAATCTAAAAAAGAAAAACAAGGTAAAAATTATCTAGTTTTAGAACATAAAACTGAAATTGACAATATAATTGCAATGCCAAAAGATATTGAAATGATAACCGCAAAAATACCATTTTCTTTATTAGGTAAATCATACGAGGGCGAAACCTACTCTTTAATTTATAAAGTTGCAAAAAACAAAATTGTGCATTCAAAAATAAATGAATTTTTAGAGAAAGGTTATGATTTACAGGCAAGTGTAAGAATGCAATATGTAAAAATTGAAAGTGCGTTTAATACAAATGCACTAGAATATTCAAAACAAAAAGAAACTTACGATACTTATTTTCCATTAATAGCAAACAAAGAAGAACACAAAGAAATAGATTATTTTTGGGTAATAAAAGAAGCAAAAAACGTAATGGAAAGTTCGTTAGTATTATTTGGCTCAAATAGTGCAACAGGAAGAATTGACAATAAAACAGAGCCAGAGCAATCTACTCAAGAAATTGAAATAAAAGAAGAGTCAGTGCAAACTACTCAAAAACAAAAAAGAGTATTAATTTTTTAATTTAACAAAAAAGATGTTTATATTTAAAACACAAAAAGAATTGTCAGAAATGACGGAAACGGATTTAAACAAATATCAATCCGAGTTAGAAAACCACAGAACAGAAACAATGAAAAACCAAGTTTCTGAAGCTGTAAAAAATGAACTTGCAACAGCAACTGAAAATTTAAAAGAATTTTTAGGTGGAGAAATTGCTGGGCAAATTGCAGAACAAAGCAAAGGAACAAATGAAAGTTTAGAAATGCAATTATCAAAAGCTTTAAAAGAAAAAGAAAGCGAAATTAAAAATCTTTACAAATCTGGTAATGGTAAAATTGAAATTACATTAAAAGCTCCTGCAACAATTACAACAGCAAGCGGCACAAATGTAAGTCCGCCAGCTATAATAGGAACTCAACAAGCTCCTTTGACTTCTATTAATTTAAGAGAAATAGGAATTTTACCTTATACTACAAACTTAAACACCTCTTTAAGTGCTTATGCTTATACAGAAGCAAAACCAAAAGACGGGGATTATTCATTTTTAGCAGAAGCTGAAACAAAGCCACAAATTGATTTAACTTGGGAAACTAACTATGCAAAACCAGTTAAGGTAGCTGCTTGGATGAAACTTACCGAAGAGAGCGTTCAGGATGTTGTAGGTTTAGAAAGTATTGCAAGAGATTTTTTAGCAAAAAAACACAATCTAAAAAAATCAAAAGGAATATTATTTGGAAACGGAACTGCACCAAATCCAAAAGGTGCAACTACTTATGGAAGAGTATTTTCAGCAGGTTCATTAGCTTTAGCAGTTTCAAATCCTAATTTTATGGATGTTGTAAATGCTTGTATTACAAATATCGCAACAACACATAACTATGAGGATGAAATGCCTTATTTAGCAAATTTTGTAGGAATTAATCCTAATGATTTTTTCATACAATTAGTAAGTGCAAAAGATGGCGATGGTAAACCTTTATATCCAACCGCAACATTATTTAATATGGTGCAAATTGGTGGAGTTACTATTTGGGCGGATGAAAGTATACCAGCAGGAAAAATATTTGTAGCGGATATGACAAAATACAATACTACAAATTACATTCCTTATACTGTAACAATTGGATGGGTAAATGATGATTTTATTAAAAATCAATTTGTTATTTTGGGAGAGTCTAGATTTCACGCTTTTGTGAAAAAATTAGACGAGCAAGCTTTTATTTACGATGATATTGAAACAATTAAAACTGCGATAACAAAACCATAAAAATGAAAGTTGTATTATTAAAAGATTGGGGAGATAACAAAAAAGGTGCTGAATTAGAAATATTAGATAATTCAGTATTAAAAAAAGGAATTGAAACCAATTTATTTAAAGAAACCAAAAAATAAAAATAAATGTATTTAATAGATAAAACATATTTTAACGGAATTTTAAATATTCCAAATATTTACGAGGTTAATTCAGATGAATTGGAAAACCTTAATAAAAATATTGACAAATATGCTCGTCTATTTATGCAGGAATTTTTAGGTGTAGAATTATTTATTGATTTTGACAGCCATTTGACGGGCGGTGTTTTAAATAACAACGCCCCTCAAAAATGGAAAGATTTAGTAAATGGTGTAGTTTATACTATAAATGATAAAACCTTTAAATGGAAAGGTCTAATTTATACAGAGGGTGCAATTAATACAAGTTTAATAGCAAATTTTGTATATTATTTTTCATATCAAAATAGTATAAATTCTAGTATAGGTCAAGTTGTTATTAATCCTAGAAATGGAGAAAATGTAAACCCAAGCGAACATCTTACAAGAGTTTGGAATGAGTTTATTGAAATGTACCAAGATGTCCCCGTTTCAAGTCCTCAACAATATTTCCATAATGGAGTTTTATTTTTAGATTATTATCATAATAGACAAAGTGGGTTTGTAAGTTTGTTACAATATGTAACAGACAAAAAAGCAGATTATGAAAGTATTAACGCACCTTGTTTAAATTATAAAAATAGATTTGGATTATGATAGTAGCAATGGCATTAGCAAAAGTATTTGAGAATTTTACAATAAATGTAAATAACGAAACTATAAATGTTAATTTCTATTTTGGAGACCAAAAGGAATATAATAACTGGATTGCAAACAAAATGAAAAGCAATTCACAAAAATATCCTTTAATTTGGTATGTTTTAGCTCCAAACGAAAGACAAAAAAATGGCACTATTGATATTGATAGTCAGTTAATTTTGTTTATGGGGACAAAGCAAAATTATAACAATGTAGAAAGATATTATCATAATTACAAAACTTATCTTGAGTCTTTGCAAATTGCTATTAATAAATTACTAGAAAGACACCCAAACATTATTTTAAAAGAAAGTCCAATAAATAATTTTGATGAGCCAAATTTTGGAAGTGGTAATAACGCAGAATTTAATAAAAATAATTCTGTTACCAATCCAAAAAATATAAGCATTGATATTGTAGATGCTAGAGTATTAAAAATTAAATTAAATATTGATGCGAATTGCATCTTAAACAATTAAAAAAAAATAAAAAATGATATTACAAAATTTAGGAGATTGCAAAGGAGCAGTTTCGGGAACAGGATTAGGTAATTGCTCAAATTTAGAAATTGGAGATTTAAAAGGCGTTGGACTTTTAAATAAAAACGAAAAATTTACAAGTTTAACTCAAACGAGTTTTGAATCGTTAATTACAACTGGAAAATTGCACCAACTTTTAGGGGTTGAGGATTTTGAACCTTCTAATGCAGAAAATGAAACTTTTACAAGTTCTCAAGGATTTGTTAAAACAATTAGACAAAGTAAACCCACGGAGACATTAACATTTAGAAAAGGAATGTGTTTTGACAAAGCATTGACTTCGTTAGTTAGTAATAATGCTTTTGATGTAGTTAAATATTACGAAAAAGGAATATTAATTGCAACTACCAAAGATGGTGTTAATATGAAAGGTTTTAATGTAGGTATGATTGACAAACAAAAATACTCACATTTGTCAGGTGGTGACCCCGCTAATTCAAAAATAATGTATCAATTAGTTGATAGTTTAGAATTAGATTTGTATTGGGTTTTCATTCCTTACACTTCTTTAAATTTTAATCCTTTGGATTATTCGGGAGTTATTGAAACTAATATAGTTGTTGTTTCTAATACAGCAGGAACTTTGACTATTCAGATTAAAGAAAGTTGCAATTCAAATAACGATATTACAAGTTTAGTGCCAGCGGTTGCAGGTTCTTTTACTTTAACAGGTGGAGCTATTACTGCAGTTGCATTGGTAAGTGGTAATTTAGAAATAGATTACACAGGCACAGCAACAGCAGTAAAATTAAACATTGTTGAAGATGTAAACGGCAACTTTTACAAAAGCAGTGCAGTTGCATTATCTTAATTGATAATTTAAAAAAGAATAAACCCTCTCAACTCGAGGGGGTTTTTTATTAAAAAATATGTTTTATAATAAACAAGTTCCGAAAGCTCGAAAAGAATTAAGCGAAATAGACACTAATATTGAGTTATTAATAATGTTTAATTCAAATAGTATTAAAAATAAAATAGTTAAGCGGTGGAGTTTTGGGGGGGGAGTTAATGGTGGGGAAATAGGAAACTATCGTAGTAGAGATTATAAAGCATTTAAAGTTAGTAAAAATCCTCAAGCAAATGGTAGCGTGGATTTAATTTTAACAGGTTCTTTGGGAGATAAAATATTTATTTCACAATTGGGAGATGTTTTTGAAGTAAAATCAAATGATTATAAATTTTTTGATATTGGTAAAAAATACGGATTTGAACAATTTAATTTAACAACTTCCGAAACTAATCAATTAATACAAGAATTGTATTATAAAGTTATGGAAGAATATACTAGAAATGTATGGCAAAAAGTGTAAAAAAAACAGAAAAAAAAGTAATAGAAAATCGACCTTGTATAACTTGTGGTAAGCAGTTTGCAAATGATTTTTTTAGTATTGTGGAACGAAAAAAACTAGAATATGAAAAATTTAAAATTAACTATTATGTTTTTAAAAATAAAGATGATATTTGGGCGATTGCTGAAGAGGTTAGTTTTAATATTTTCAAAGAAAAATACAACATTACAGAGTGGTTTCACATACGAGAGTTTGAACCTAAATAAAATAAATATTGCGGTTTGGTTTGAAGTTTTAGAAACTGGAAATATTGGATTAATTTATGGTTGCACACCTGAAATATTTGAGAAATTATATGATGATTTTTTCACGAAATTAGACAACAAAGAAGCAAAAAATCATTTAGATAAAAATTTTAGCAAATATAAATTAGCGTTTAAAACTGATATTATTATAAAATGTTACGAAAATTTAAAAACTATTTATAATTATGGTGCAAAATTAGAAAATGCAATTGAATTAGAGCAAAAAATTATAAGTACTATAAATTTATTGCACCCTAAAACAAAAATAACAGGAACTATTGAAAATAAATTATTTGTTGTAGAACAATTAATAATTATAAATAAAAATGATTTTGAACGCATCGAAATAAAAGAAAAAAACGAAAAATCTTTTAATTTTATGGAGCAGGTTGTAAACATTGAATTATCATTAAATTTCAAAATAGATACTGAAAATACAAGTGTCGAAAAATACATCTATTACGTTAAACAAGCACAATTAAAATCTAAAGCGTTAGAAAATGGCGGAAATTAAAGACAATATTTTAGAAATAAACAGAGTTTATCAAGAACTCAACAAAACAATTCAGAAAAATATTGATAAACTAGAACAAGGGGCAAGGAGTTTACAAACTTATAACCAAGCGTTAAATATTACGCCAAGTGGTTTTAATCGTGCGTTGTTAGAAATGAATAGAACGATGCAAAGATTGACAGCATCTTTGCAAAGTTTACAAACCGCACAAGGCAACGTTTCGAGTGCAGAACGTGAAAACGCAAGGACACGTGAAGCGTTAAATCGTGAGCAAATTTCCGCAATTAATTTAGCAGAAAGACAAAGAAGAGCATCTGAGCAACAGGCAAGAGATACGGAACGCCAAACAAGAGCATACGAACGCTTAAATTCCGCATACCAACAATTATCCAGACAAGAGCAGGAAAGTGCCAGAAGAGTACAAGATTTAGTTACAAGAGGTAGAGGTGCGACACAAACTACAAGAGAATATAATAGGGAATTGCAAAATGCACAAAGGGAACATCGTGAGTTACAAAGACGTGTATTAGAAGCGGACAGGGCAGTTGGGAGATTTCAAAGAAACGTAGGAAATTATCAAAGTGCTTTTAGAGGTTTGGGTAATTTAATGGGAGCTTTTGGTGTAGTGGGTGGAGTTTCTTTATTTGCGGGGTTGGTACAAGATATTTACAAGACAACAAAGGAATTGCAAAGTTTAGATATGGCCTTAAAAAATGTTTTAGGTAGTACAGAAGCACAAGCAGAAACAATGTTATTTTTAAGAGATATTGCAGAAAAATATGGTATTGAAATAAACGGACTTCAAAAACAATACACTCAATTTTTTGTAAGTGCTAAAGATAAAATGGCGAATTCAGATATTAATGCAATTTTTGAAAGTATAGCAAAAGCTGGAGCATCGATGGGATTAAGTTTAGACGCTCAAAACAGAGCGTTTGTCGCATTGAATCAAATGATGAGTAAAGGAAAAGTAACAGCTGAAGAGTTAAGAGGTCAATTAGGGGAAGCATTGCCGGGTGCATTTGTAATAATGGCAAAATCAATGGGAGTTACAACTGCTGAATTAGATAAAATGCTTAAATTAGGTCAAGTAAACACAGATGTATTGGTAGGTTTTGCAAAACAATTAGAAAAAACATAT